CACCCCTTCATGGGGTGGGGTAAAGGAGAACAACTACCATGTCTGTATTGAAGAACAAACGAAAAGCGTCCCAGTTTGAAGTGTTCCACCATCTTTACAAGATGCGCCGGGATATAACCGAACTTCTACTCCGCGACTTTGGGTACAGCTATGAGAAAGCCGACAAGCGTTTGCTGAAACGCTTTAATGGCAGAGGTTATGCAGACCTCACGGAAGCGGAGCAATTACAGTATGACAGGCTAAAACAGAGATGGGAAGCGTTTGATGACTGGTTCCTGTATGACGAAAGACAGGTCATTGTGGACTGTCTGCGTGAAATCACTAAGCATGTGTTCATTGCAAACAGTATCTACCCTACCTGCTATGAGGAATTTGTGCAGCGCAGGTTGCACCAGGACGAAGCCATTGGTCAGTGCTACAGACTCACTCAAGAGTTGCAGTACGCCATTGAAACGCTACCCGTGGACGTGAACACCTACTTGCAGTTCGGAGAAGCAATACAGACGGAAATCAACCTGATTAAAGGTTGGAGGAAAGCTGATAACAAATTCAGGGCAACCCCTAATTCCGCTGCCAATTTCGCCAATGTCAACAACAACGGCAATGCGAACTACAACAACGCGTCTAACGCTAACGGTGTGCGTCCCGATTTCAATTCCGCAGTTAAATAGCCATTTGAGCGTTCTGCGGACAGAGAAAGGAGGGGCTGTCCTTCCATTATGGTAAATACGAAACACGATACTACTTCTTACGAGAACTGTAGTTACCAACGTGAAATATTTGATGGCAACTTACTCTATGAGAGTTTTCTTAGAGCGAAGCAGGGTAGTGATTGGAAGCCACAAGTACAGAAGTATGAAATGAACCTGCTTCTGGAACTGGCAGATTTACAGAGAGAATTGAAAAGCGGGGACTACCACTTTTCATCCAATACGGAGTTCATTCTTCACGAAAGAGGGAAGGTAAGACCGATTACAGGTGAACAGATACGTGACAGAGTTGCAAAACACGCGCTATGCGATGAAATCCTCACCCCGGCTGTAAGGAAGTACCTTATCTACGATAACGGCGCAAGTCAGGTTGGTAAGGGCATTGACTTCCAGCGCAGACGGTTGGTGACTCACCTGCGGAAGTATTACCAGAAGCACAAGTCCAATGACGGTTATATCCTGCTGATAGACTTCTCCAAATACTATGACAACATACGCCATGACGTATTGATGGAACAGTTTGAGAAGTACATCCACGATGAACACGCGTTGGAGTTCCTGCGTAAGGTCATTGACCGCTCTAAGGTTGACGTTTCGTATATGACCGATGAAGAATACGCAGGCTGCATGGACACCGTTTTCAACTCACTGGAATACTACGGGATTGATAAGTCCCTGCGTACTGGTGAGAAGTACATGTACAAGCACTTGAACATAGGTGACCAGGTGGCGCAGGTAGCCGGGATAATCTACCCGATACCGATTGACAACTACGTGAAGATTGTCAAGGGCGTAAAGTTCTACGGACGCTACATGGATGACAGTTACGCAATCCACGAAAGCAAAGAGTTTCTTGAGGAACTGCTTAAAGACATAATCCGTATCGCAGGTGAGTTAGGTATCACCGTAAACACCCGCAAGACCCGGATATGTAAGCTTTCGGAACTATGGCGTTTCCTGCAAGTTCAGTATTCGCTGACGGATACTGGCAGAGTCATACAGAAAATCAATCCCAAACGGTTGACCTGTATGAGAAGGAAGATGAAGAAGCTTGTCCACATTCTCACTGAAAAGGAATTTGATGATTGGTTCAATTCCTGGATGTGCAATCACTACCGCATTATGAGCAAGCAACAGAGGGAAAACATGAATACCCTCTTTGCACAATTAAAGAAGGAGGTATATCACGATGTACACAATCACCCTGAATGACGGTACTAAGCTTGAGAACCTTGAACTGAACGGCAACAACTACATTGCCGAAGGGGTCATTGAGGACTCCGTGTTTGAGGGCAATCTTGGTTCCGTAACCATCTCCGATGGTGAAACCACTGAAACCTTCACCGACATGCGCCTTATGAGCAATCGTGCCGTGGAGGGACGTTCCTGGTTCGTACTGGGCGAAAAGACCCAGCAGCAGAAGCAGGAGGAAGCGATGAACGCGAAGATGCAGGAATTGGAGAAAGCCATGACTGCGCTTCTGACTGGGAAGGAGGACTAAGCCATGAGTAACATGACACAGCTTGCGCTTGAGATGCGTACTGCCCTGCAATTCTTTGTAGGGACTCTGGACAGTGAAACCCAGCTTGAAATGATGCTGGAAGTTCCGTCTATCTACCCCGCCTACGCTGTAGGCAAGGCTTACAAGACCAAAGACGTTTTCTCCTACGGTGTGAACTCCGTGGGTGACCCCCAGCTTTATCAGGTCTTGCAAGACCACACTTCCGCTGCGGAGTGGACACCCGATACAGCCGTCAGCCTGTATAAGGCAATCGGCGTAACCGAAAGCGGATACCCTGAATGGGTTCAGCCTTTGGGTGCGACTGACGCATATAACAAGGGCGATATTGTCAGCTACAACGGTACTCTGTATGTGTCCGTCATTGACGCAAACACTTGGAGTCCCGATACGTACCCCGCTGGCTGGGAAGTTTACAGTGAGTAACTGGTAACCAGGGAGAGGGCGGGTCAGCCCTGACCCTCTCCTTTATAAAACATAAGAAGGAAGGTACAAAACTATGAAAACTACTATTTGCACTGCTCTTGGTGTGGTAGGAAGTGTCATTGCTTCCGCGTTTGGAGGTTGGGATGCTGCCATGACTACGCTGCTTATCTTCATGGGTGTGGATTATCTCACTGGTCTTGTTGTGGCTGGTGTGTTCCACACTTCCCCTAAGACCGAAAACGGCGCACTGGAAAGCCGTGCTGGTTGGAAGGGTCTGTGCCGTAAGGGTGTGACTCTGCTCATTGTCCTTGTGGCTTGCCGTCTGGATTTGGTGATGGGTTCCACTTTCATCCGTGATGCGGCTATTATCGCTTTCATTGCAAACGAAACCATCTCTATCATTGAGAACGCAGGTCTGATGGGAGTTCCTATTCCTGCCGTTGTGGTCAAGGCGATTGAGGTATTGAAGGAAAATGCTGAACATACTGGTGAGAACGCTTCCGGGAAGGAGGGCTAAACCATGAGCAATTCGCCGCTTGTAACCTACACGCGGATTTCTCCTAAGAAATCCAGTCCGCGTAACCACGCGATTGACACCATCACCATTCACTGTATCGTGGGACAGTGGACGGCGAAGCAGGGCTGTGACTACTTTGCCACTACTGACCGTGACTGTTCTGCCAACTACGTAGTTGGTAAAGACGGTTCCATTGGTCTGTCCGTGGACGAGAAAGACCGTAGCTGGTGTACTTCTTCCCGCGACAATGACAACCGCGCTATCACCATTGAGGTTGCCAGTGATACCAGTCATCCCTACGCTGTCACCGATGCTGCGTATGAAGCACTGATTAAGCTGGTTGCAGATATTTGTCAGCGCAACGGTATCAAGAAGCTTCTCTGGAAAGCGGACAAGTCCCTTATCGGTCAGGTGGACAAGCAGAATATGACCGTCCATCGCTGGTTTGCAAATAAGGCTTGCCCCGGTCAGTATCTCTATGAGCGTCATAGCGATATTGCCGCAAAGGTCAATGCAACCCTGGGTGAAGTGGAGCAGGAAACTCCCGCTCCTGTTACCCCGGAGGTAACCACTCCCGCCACTGACAATCCTTCTACTATCTGGAATTTCTTCAAGGGCAAGGGTCTGAATGACTTTGCCATTGCAGGCATCATGGGTAACCTGTATGCGGAGTCTGGCTTTAAGCCTACCAACTTGCAGAATACCTATGAAAAGAAGCTGGGCTACACCGATGCTGGCTACACTGCTGCCGTGGATGACGGTTCCTACACTAACTTTGTGAAGGACTCCGCAGGCTACGGTCTGGCACAGTGGACGTATTGGAGCCGCAAGCAGGCACTTCTGGAATATGCCCAGAGCGTAGGCAAGTCCATTGGTGACCTGGGTATGCAGCTTGACTTCATGTGGAAGGAGTTGCAGGGCTATACCTCCGTGATGAAGGTGCTGAACTCTGCAACCTCTGTGCTGGCTGCGTCCAACGCTATCCTCACTGGATATGAGCGTCCCGCAGACCAGAGCATGACTGCCCAGAACCGCCGCGCTGGTTACGGTCAGACCTACTACGATAAGTACGCTGACGAAACGGAGGATGAACCCGTGGAAGTAGCTGTCCTGTATCGTGTGCAGGTGGGCGCGTACTCTAAACGTGTCAACGCTGACCGTCAGCTTGCCGCAGTTCAGGCGAAGGGTTTTGACGCGCTGATTACCCTGGTGGACAACCTCTACAAGGTTCAGGTTGGTGCGTACAGTATCAAGACCAACGCGGATGCACAGCTTGTCCGTGTGAAAGCCGCAGGGTTCGCTGACGCGTACATCACTACCCAGAAGGGCGGCGTGGTTGTTGCCACTACCCCGGAGGAAGTGGAGCCTGCCTACGTGTCCTACACGGTCAAGAAGGGTGACACTCTCTGGGAAATCGCTAAGAAGTTCCTGGGCAAGGGTCAGCGATATACGGAGATTAAAACCCTGAACGGTCTGACCAGTGACACCATCTACACGGGTCAGGTTCTCAAAATTCCTGACACTGATGACTAAGCGCAGGTCTGCCCCTCTTGAGGGGTGGACACTGGGTTGAAATGGTGTGAACCATAAGGGTTCCTTGAATTATCGGATTTGAACTCAATGGTGGTGGCAGGCTATCTGGAAAAGGAGGACGGAAATCCGGTTTTT